CTGTGCTCTATGTATTTCGTAAGGTTCATCTAATGTAACTAACATTAGGTTTGAGATGTCGTTGTTGGCGTGATTGCCGTCGATGTGATGTATTTCTAGAGAGCGTCCGTCATCGTCTTTTGGTATCGGCCCATTATGCTTGACCCATACTCGTCGATGTTCATTAGTTCGCTTCTGTCTCATAGAACTATTATGACTTGTTTTGTTCTACAAGTCAAGTAGTCTTTATCCAATTATCCCTGCACCCACGTGAGAGGGGCCGATCCATCTTGGTAATTGCGGAGTTCTAGTAGGAGGTCTTCGTGCATCTTGGCGCCCTCGGCCTTCATTTGTGCGCCGTTGAGTGATGTTCCTCCACCTGGGCCAGCGATTGTTGCGAAGCGTTCACGTGCTTCACCGATCATCATCTTGCATTGACCGATTGTCCAGGAATAGATCCAGTTAGATATCATAGCATCTTGTAGGAGAGTAATCTCAGGCTTCAAGTTGTCGGTCCATAGAAGAATTTGCTCTCCACTTCCCTTGAAGTTTCTAACGAACTTGATTTCTTTTGTAACCGGATTAAATGTGTAGATCACGTAACCGCCGAACATACGGGCGGCCAGTTCAATATAGCCAGCATACAAGTCATAGGTAGCCATACCACCCGCTTGATTGTAATTGAGTAAGTATGTATTTAGAATAGCGCTACTAAACGGGTCGAAAGATGATGATGCTGGGCCTGTTTCTAAACCCACTGTTCGTCTAAATGCTTGACGCACTCTACTGATTTCTTGCGGCAAGATGTAACTTGATTTATCTTTTTCTATAGTGAGTAGGTTGTAACTCTCTTCGTAAGCGTTAGCTGCACGTTGTCTGTATGTAGCGATAGCATATTGATACGCCGCTTCATAATGTTCGCTGTCCAACTCGATATCGATCATACCGCCGCCTAAGCGTAGCTCTACGTTTTTGAATAGTTGTTGCTTGAGTTCAGTGAGATTGGCCATGTAAAAATACCCTAGTGTTAGTAGGGTATTTATCGTTATTTGACGAACGGTGCGAGGTTAGGTGGCTGCCAGCCGTCAGGTTTCAAAACTTTGCCGTCTTCACGTTTGCGTACTTTGCCTGTTTCGGGGTCGATTTTAGCGAAGTTTGTTCGCATGACTTCATTCCAGGCGCCCTCTACGTCGAAACCGCCCGAGTGTAGTGCGCCAGCAGCAACAACAATGAAGTCCAGAAGCGCATCTAGTTGTTCCACACGGTCGTTACTAGTTAATGCCACATCTAGTTCTTTCCATTCCTCTTCCATAAGATCGAGATATAGTTTGTACTGAGTTTCGTTTAGTTCACCTACTGTTTGATCACAGGCTCTCATAAACTTTTCTTGATCGGTAAATGTATTAATATTTTTATTCATAGTTCTCTCTTTAGTTAGTTGTTTGGTTGTTGAATAGACCAGCCATGGCAAGTCTTGGATGGTTTCTTTCGGGTAAGCCTCAATAAGGTTTTAGGTTTTAGTCCCTCCTGGTCTTCAAGTTCTCGCCTCGTAGAAGTAACTACGCGACCAGTTGGTATATGATACCATGTTCGAATCGTATCATCTCGACCTTTGAGCCTAGCGTACACTGGCATTACTTTAACTGAGTCGTCTACAGATTGTAGTATTGTCCATCCTAAGCAAGTTCTCTGACCGCGGCGCTTACGAATAAGAGGAAGTAGGGTTTGTGGTTCCATTCCTTCTTGTTCTTCTACTTGCCACCTAGCACCAGTAACTATTCTACCTGTAGGAATATGATACCATATTCTAACGACATTATCTCGGCGGCTCGGTATTGTTCTGGTACGAAGAGACTTAGTGTCGTGTTCATCTTGAGAGAGTATACTCCAACCTCTACTAGTTCGCCAGGGATTTTTCGGTTTAACTAGAGACCATAATGTTCCCTTCGGGAGATTTTCCTGTTCCTCTACTTGCCATCTAGAACCAATAACTGTTCTTCTAGTGGGGATGTGATAGAATGTATGGATAGTATTATCCCTGCGCTGTTCTGTTGCCGCTATACTAACTTGACGCATTAGCTTCTCAATCAAGGTAACGGTTACCTTGAGAGGAGGCAGATCGCCCAGAAGAAGAATCATAGCGGCAGCCATCTTCTTCTTTCCTATTCCATAGGTCATTCGTTCCCACAACCACAGATGTGCCTGGGCGTGTTCTTTATGAGATAACACTACTCGATTCTCTGGAGCATCCCAATCACCGTCTAGCCAACCATCATCACGATATGTGCGGTAGAAGGACTTCGGGATAATATGATGTATCACGTGTTCGCCTGTCTGCTTCTCTCGGTTCAATAACTGAGCACTCTCAATCAACTTGCGATATTTACGAGTCCATTGATTCTGGAGGAAGGCTTCTGGATACCAAGGCTCATTACTAGTCATATTAGTATTGTACTGTCATCTAACAACATAAGCAACCGTTTTGGTTATATTAGCGCTGAAGTATCACCAAGCTTGAAGTATCACAATATGCTCATTGAAGCGGCCGTTGGGCTCGGTCGATGTTGTCGTCAAGTCTTTGAACTGAGTTCGCTTAGCGGGTTTACCCACTTTCATAAACTCGGTAAGCATTGCTGGCTTACGTAGTGTCTTTGACTCCGACTTTACTTTGTCGAAGCCTAAGATTGAGTTGCCTTTTACTGATAGTGACTTTGCATAATCGTCTGCTACTAGGTGAATGAGCTTTCTGTTAGCAGTGTTGTAGATCCATGCTTCTGTACAGCCGTGTAGTTTAGTTGGTGAGATACTTTCAAGTTTGAGTTTGTGTGTAGCGTCCTCATATTTTTTGAGATACTTGAGATTTTTGACGATTTTCTCAACAGGTACTGCTTTTCGTGCTCTTGGTGCTTTACTTGCTTTCTTGACTGATGAGTAGCCGTGTAAGTCTGCGATGATTGCTTCGCAGAACTTGATGAGTGCCTTCATTTGTGTCTTGTTGTAGTGTGAGTAAGCCTCTTTCAGTTGCTTGTCGTCGCTTTCTAAGACCTCATTGAACTCACGGATTTTCTTTTGCCAGATTTCTACTAGCATTGAGATATGTTGAGGCAAGATATTGCGTTCGCTGAGTTCTTTCATTACTTTGCCGTCTGTTTTCAGCTTCAAGTCGGCTCCCATGAACTCGTCTAGAACTCCTTCTAGTTCGCCCTGTGCTTCACGGGCACGTTCACGCATTACCTCTTGAATATTTGGGCGATTAGACGGAGGTGCTTCTTCGACTTTGGGCTTGAATGTACTGTACTCTTCTGGCGCTGATAGTGATACTACTAATCTGTTGATTTCGGCATCTAGTCGTTGCTGTTCATCGGGTAACAGGTCTAGACCGCGCAGTGTTAGACGTGCTAGCCAAGCGTAAGTAGAGATAATCTCGTCTTCGTTGACTTTGGCCATCTTTTTAGAGAGTTCTGCTCTATCGTTGTATTGAAGATAGTCACACAAGATTTCTTTTGCTTGTTTTGTGCCGTAGAACCTGCTGTACCAGTTGAAGCTCATAGCAAGTGCGCCCCGACGATGTGCTAGCTCGGGCTGTACATTGAATACAGGCTCACTACCGGCATATTTTGTCTCGGTGTCGCTTGGACGCAGGTCTTTTGCGATGGTGCGTTCGGTCGGGTCAGCACTTTTCTTTGAAGTTTTTGTTGATTTGGTAGCCATAGTTGATTATTTTGAATAATAGTAGTGAGTGTAGCAGAATGGTCAGTTATCGTCAATAGAGATTGGAACTATTAGCGATAAATACACTATGCCTCGTTTATCAATCTACTCACCGACCAAGTCTAACAACTTTCGCTACATCGACCGTATGGTCAAGGCTCAGTTCGAGGTAGGTGGCACTGACTTACTTATTCACAAGTACTTAGGGCCACAGAATAACGGACCGAGTAGCAGTTTAGTTCAACCACAGATCACTAAGCCTGACCCACTTGCTATTCAAGACCTATTATTCTTAGAGAATAGAGATCGCAAGTACGACAGCGATGTTTATCGTCTACGTGGTCACTACAATGTGCAAAATTTAGACTTCGACTTGTCTCAGTTTGGTCTATTCTTGACTAATGATGTGATCTTCGTCACTGTTCACTACAACGACATGATCGATTTGATCGGTCGTAAACTCATGGTCGGTGATGTGTTCGAATTGCCGCACTTGACTGACTATCATCCACTGAATGAAGCGATTCCAGTAGGTCTACGCAGATATTACCAGATCACTGATGCTAACTATGCGTCGGAAGGCTTCTCGCAGACATGGTACCCGCACTTATGGCGGATCAAGTGTGAACCGCTAGTCGATAGTCAGCAGTTTGCCGGTATTCTATCTACACCAACGAATACAGACACTTACATGGGTGAGTGGAGTGAGACCAAGACGTATGGTGAGGGATACACAGTGACTTACGGTGGTAAGACTTACACACCAGTGATCGGTAAGGGTCCTGTTCCTGCTGGTACACTACCCACTGATACTAACTACTGGCAAGTTGATACTGCTGGCACTCTAAAAGATTTGATTAGTACATACAACAAGAATATCGCTATCAATGATGCTGCGTTAGCAGAGGCCGCTAGATTAGTGCCTCAGACTGGTGTTGATCGTTCTCAATTGTACTTAGTGCCAAGTGGAACTGATAATGCTCCTGCAGCGCCGATCAATATTGTAACTAACAGCAGTGGCGGCCCGCAATTGGGTAATGGTACTCTTGCTATGTTCAGAAACAGTCGCTACAAGAACGCTAGTATCGGCATCAAGGTAAGCGCTAAAGCATCATCACAGTTAAAGGCTGGTGCTCGTGTTGTATTAAGTACTGGCGTCACTAATGCTGGTAGAAATAAGGAGGGTAGTGGCCGGGTAAATGGCGATACTGTACTAACTGCTACAGTTTACACAGGAACTACTAAGACCGGTCCGTATGGTACATCAGACAACATCTACTCTACCGCTGACCAGGTACCTAACTTCTACATTACCACTGTAGACACCCCTGCTTTGAGTACGGTAGTATCATTATTAGAGTGGAGTAATGATTTGAAGGTAGGATTGACCGTTAGTGGCACCGTGTACAGTGCTAATGGCACACCCGCTCAAGTTTTTGCCAGTGGTACTCGTATTACAGGATTAAATAAGACTGCCAAGACTATGACTGTGAGTAGCGCTACTAAAGTTGATATGATTGGTGGCGTACAACTCGAAGTTGCTACTGATTTCAGTGGTATCTTCAAGTCAGTACTAGTTGAACGTACTGGAGTAGGTCAGACTAAGATTATTCTATCAACTTACAATACAGATTTGATTGTGGGTAGTGTTATTCGTGCTAATGTACTAACTACGGACGGCGGGACTACTAGTATCTTTAAGACAGGCACTACAATTACTAGTATTATTGCCGATATCGATAACGATAATTTGACTAATCCACTGAATACTATCACTATCACTACTAGCAGTGCTACACTTGCTGGCATGAATGCCGGTGATCGTATTGAATTTGGATTTGACGACGGTAAGTTGATCGATGGTACTATGGATTTTCGCTCGGACGAAGATCCACGCTTTCAGTTCATTCGTCGTGCTAGTCCACGTTCATTTGGTTATCTTGCTGGCTATGGAAGTGGTGACGGCACAGCACCTAACGGCGAACCTACTGGTAAGGGCATTGTGTTTCCTGCTAATCCAACTACCGGTGACTACTTCCTTCGCACAGACTACTCACCACAGACCTTATTCCGTTGGGACGGTAGCTTATGGGTCAAGATCAGTGAAAAAGTGCGTACCGCAACTGGATTCGGCGCTGATAGTACGAACCAGAAAGCTGGATTTATCAACAATACTGCTACAGTTACGTTAGCTGATGGGTCAACTGTACCAAGTCGTCAGAGTTTGTCTAACGGACTCAGGGCTGATTAAGAATATCAGTGATTTCTTCGACTGTCTCACTGACTTCCCATGTACCGTGAGGCGGACAGAACATAAACGTCACGTCTTCGATTGTTTCGTCTTCACGGGTAACTGTGTTACGGAAGATTGATACGATTACTTTGGAATCGATTGCTACTTTTTGTCCTCTGAGCGCTGGACTAGCGTTTGTTAGTGTAATGTACATGCTCTTACTTATTCAGAGTAGATGTGGCGATAAATAAAGAATACAGGAGACTACTATCAGTACCTATTTCTACGACAGTCAGGTTCGACGATTCCTGACCCAATTCGGCGCTATTCTCTCACTCATTGACGTTCAGTACGGCAGTGACCCTAAGGGCAACCCCATCTTACATCGTGTACCAGTTGTGTACGGCGACGGCTCACGTCAAGTTGCTACTGCGATTGCTAACAACAGCCCTAGCACTATTGCTAGTGTGCCTATGATTTCTTACTACATCTCCGGTATGAAGTACGACCAGAAACGCACTCAAGACCCATATTTTATCGAGAAGAAGAACATTCGTCAGCGTACATACAATCGCGATACGGGTACATACGAGACTACCCAAGGTAATGCATTCACTGTCGAACGATTGATGCCTGTTCCGTATCAACTAAGCGTGACTGTTGATATCTGGGCTAGTAGTACTAATCAGAAGTTAGAGATTTTTGAACAACTAGGTGTACTTTTCAATCCTAGTATTGAGATACAGAGCACGGATAACTTTATCGACTGGACATCACTATCGGTAGTGTATCAGGACGACCTGAACTGGACTAGTCGCAGTGTTCCTCAGGGTTCTAGTAACAACATTGATGTGATGACTTGGAAGTTTTCTATGCCAATCTGGATTTCGAGTCCTGTCAAGGTTAGTAAGTTAGGCATGATCCAGAAGGTCATTGCTAGTATCTACAAGGGCAGTGCGTTAGTCGATATGCAGAATGATAGTTTGTTACTAGGCACACGACAGAAGATTACGCCATATGGCTATCAACTGCTGTTAGTCGGTAATCGTTTACAGATACTACCCGCTAGTGAAGTCATCACTGATAACCAGGAGATTGATCCCGTTGATGTTGGACCTGATACAGCGATTTACTGGCATAGTGTATTGAATGCATACGGTGTTATCAAGCCTGGTGTTAGTCAGATTGTACTTGAGAATGAGTACATGGCAACTGAGATTGTTGGCACGATTGACTATGATACCAGTGATGATCGATTGTTAGTGTACACTATTGATCCTGATACTCTTCCTAGTAATACACTAGATAGTGTTAATATGATTATTGATCCTACGGTCAAGTACCCACAGAACGGTCAAGGCGCTAATGATACCTTACCGGCTGCTGCCACTGGTCAGCGCTATTTACTAGTAGATGATATATCGCAACAACGAGTAATCACTACCGGTACGGTGTTACCGTGGCAGGGTCTTACTAGAGGTGCCAGTGCTAATGATATTATCGAATACGGCGCTGTATCATTCTCTGTATTCACTAGCGGGACACAGATTAGTGGTACTACTATACTAACGTTAAATGATGTGGGAGATATTGATATCGGTTATCAGATAAAAGACAAGGCTACTGGCGGTGTTTTAGGTTTAGTAACTACTATCCTGTATGATAGTAATCAGATTATTATCGGCACTGCTATTGGGGCCGATATTAGTAACGGCGTTGAGTTAACTGTTACAGGTACTGGTTGGTACGTTGACTATACTCCTGGTACGTCAGTCGAATATGTGACTAATACTACTAGTGGTATTCAGTATCGCATCAATGGTGGCGTATGGCGAAAGTCCTATGACGGCTATTACCCTCAGGGCGATTGGCGTGTGGTTATTTAAGGAGACAAGAATGAGAGTAATGGAATCGAAAACTAAACCAGGATCAGGTTGGGTCAGAGCATCGAAAGAGGATGTTGCTAAGTTGGAAGAACTTTTTATTGCATTTGAAAAAAACGATGAGAGAATAACACAGATGCTAGCAGAGGTTAGTTATCAACTAGAAAGAGCAAGTTCAGATGCTAATAAGTGAGGTTACCGAGAGGAATGAGACTTGGATAGCACTGAATGATAAAGATTTATCACTATCGTCATCATTCAATAAACATAAACAACTATTAGATGGACTAATAAGTTTATCTAAGGTGACCGGTTCTGCGGTGAATATTGATATCATGAACTCCGTAGTTCGCTCATTTAGTAATGAGGTAAACGCTCTCAATGAATGGATGGAGATTCTCCCCGATCAACATGATGAGGATCTAATAGTCATTAGAAATGAACTGAATAACAAGGTAAATGAGCTGAGAGCTTATCTAAGATGACACCAGCTAAACGACCCATCAATGCTATCGGTGTCTTATTCTACGCCAGGACAACTGGTCGCATCTTGTATTTGTTGCGTAACAGTAGAGAGCAGAATTGGGGCATTCCTGGCGGTAAGATTGAGCGGGGTGAGACCCTGCGTGAAGCACTCCTGCGTGAATGCCGGGAAGAGATTGGTCATGTGCCCGATAGCAGGTTATATCCGCTTGATTGTTATCGAAGTAGCGACGGTAAATTTACCTATCATACGTTCTTCTGCGTGATTGACGGGGAGATTGAGGTGAAATTGAACAGTGAGCATATTGGCTACTGCTGGATTGAGGTGGGGGTGTTGCCTCGGCCGTTACACAACGGTCTGTATGCTACTATGACCGACCGGACGATACAACAGAAGATTAGTATCTTGTTAGAGACGGTGAAATAAGAAAAGCCCCTGTCCTGGGGCTTTATTATTTGCTAATACTGGGATTATGCGTTGTTGACTGTGGCAACTTCGTATAAGCCAGGTGCTGGTTTAGTAGCACTTGCTGCACCGAATGTTAGGTAATAGCCGACGCCTGCGAATGTTACGCCGAACTCGTCGCCTAACTTTGCTAGTCGTGCTGTTGCCGCTGCGGCATCAGTGATAGTGATAGTCATTGTGTCGTTTGTTAGTGCGCCGTCTGCTAGGTCTGCTAATACGCAAGTTCCGGTGTTTGTGCCGTCACTTACTAAAAACTTACGTGCGCCTTTTTGGCGAATGATATAACCA